AGTAATCAGGAGTTTTCATAGGTTACTCCTCGTTCGTTTCAGGAACTACTGTATCTGTTCCCTTGTCACTAGATTGCTTATCCTGGTCAAAGATAGCTGTAGAAGCTTCTTCTTTTTTGATTTTTTCCATTTCAGCTTGGACATCTGGAATAACGGAAATGACACTTAAAGCAGTTGCTTGGCTAGTGATTCCCATAAGAATATTAGCAGTTTCAGCTTGCTCTTTAATATCTTTAGGCTCATTACGTGTAAAGGTGTACTCAATATCTTTCCAAGCATCTCGGTTCGAAACATTCGTACTTAACTCACAAAATAGTTTGTATCGACTATTCAAAGAAGATTGGAACTTACGTTGAAATGACAAAGCTAAGTTACTCATTGCTTGAAGCTTGTAAGCTAACGAAACACCACTTGATGACCCGAAAGATTCATCGGAGATATTCGCAACCATTGTTGTTTGGAAGATTAATTTAGTCAGTCGGTCCAATAGATTTTCTGTTTGAGAATCACTATCAGGCTTTTCTAAGAATTTAACATCCACATTTTTCGCTTCGGAGCCCTCGCCATAGTAATTAATAACACGGTTACTGCGAATATTTTTCAAGTCCTCTTCTTCAACTGCAGCACCTAAGAATACCAAAACCTGATCGCTGAAATAATCAACATCATTTGCTTTTTCACTAATTGCTTTGTTAAAAGCGTTGACTAATGAAATAACAGATTCAAAGATACTCATTCGTTCTTCGTTGAAATAGAACTCTACAACTGGCAAATCTGGATATGGGTTGTAAGTCTCTTCTCCAAAGCTAATTTCGTCATTTTCTCCGCTGATTTTAATAGTTTCAAGTAGAGTATAAACTTCTCCTTGAAGTTTTTTATCCTCGTCAACACCGTATCTCACGGCAAATAAAGGCTCTTGTTTGACTGTATCATCATAGACCATAAACATATTTTCTGGACCATTATAAACAACATTCGTTTGAGTGTCCTCGTCTTGATACAAAAGCTCAAAAGCTCGACCATAAATACAAGCCATCTTTGCAAGCTCTGACTCTTCATCTTCCATGTCATTCAGGTTATCAAATTCTTGTAGTTTAGAAAGTATTTCTTTATCTGAATGAGACTTTTTAACTGGAATCCCATTAAAGTAACCTGTGAAAGTATCAACAATATATTTAGTGAAATTAACAGCTAAACGATTGTCAGGCTTCCAAGGGTCTTTTGCCGGTTCATCATCAATAGCCATGATTCCAAGATACATATTTTTTAAGTACTCATACCGAGCAACTTCTAATTTATGTTTTTCCATGAACTTGGTAAGCACTTCAACTGTGATTGGTTCATCTTTTGAAAATGTCATTAATTTAGGTGGTTTGTATTTCAATTAGAATCCTCCTTTGAAAGATTTTAGTTTTGCTTTACGAGTTGTCATTGTCTCAGCAATTCCCGTTGTTGCATCCGGCGCATCATCGTGTTTATTTTTACCTTCACGCTGATAAGTTGTCATTGCTTGATAGTATTCAGGGAAACGAGTTCTCCAGTCATTGGGAAATCGAACGTGCTGCTCTATCCAATAACTATTGGAATAAATCCGAGCTTCTTTATTATTTCCTTGGAAGAAATCTTCCACAGCACAAGCAACTTTACCTTGAATCTTATCCCTGACAGAACGAGCAAAAGACCGACCGCCATTGTTGCGCTCGATTCTTGATGCATTTACTCTGTTATTAATTAATTGATTGGCCACTGCATTTTCTGTGTATTCCATCGGCTTTTGAGTGTAAATAATATCTAGCACATCTGCAAAGCCGTCTGTGGTTTCACCCCACACAATCGAACAGAGATAGTCTTTCCCAGTATCTGCAGTATCGCAGTAATTCCAAATCTTTTTGTACTCTGAACGAGCATCGTAAGTCTGGAACTCACTATATAACCGACCTTTGACATCAATCGGCTCTTGTTGGTAGTTGGCGCTGGCAATATCAGCACCCATTGTTTTTACCTTACGCTTATAATCTTCGAGTGTCAGAACGTCATCACAAAGCATTTCATTTGTCTGTTCATTGAAAGCTTTAAAATTAATATGCTTTACTCGATAGCCATTCTTAGGCAGTTCACGCAAAGCACGTCCAGCCAAATCTTCGCTATGCCAACGAGTCATATTGATTATGATTTTACCGCCTGACTCCAAACGTGAAAGCATGGTATTAACAAACCAGTCCCAATGTTTCTCTAAGACAGTCGCATTGTTAGCTTCCTCAGCATTCTTGATAACATCATCAATGATAATAATGTCAGCACCAAAACCTGTTGCAGTCCCTGTTGGAGAGGTTGCTAGATAATTGTTATAACCGTCCGACAAGCTCCAAAGGTTTTTCGCAGCATCGAAAATATCAGAGTAAACGATTTTGTTCTCGTCTGCTTTTTCTTCCTGAAGTGTATTACGAACATTTTTAGAAAAGACTGTGGAGAGAGTTTCGTTATATGAACCAGTCATGATTTTCTTCGTGTGGTCATTACCAAGCACCCACTCTACAAATTTACCAAGCGTGAGAGATTTCCCATGACGTGGCGGAAGATTCAAAACCAAAACATCATGTTCATCATCATTTAGAAATGACTGAAACTCTCCACACATAGTCACTAAATAAGCCCTATCTCGTTTATAAAAGCTTGGCATGATGAGATTACAGTAATCAAAGAAAAAGCGCTTGGACAGCTCAATTTTTGCCCCTAGCGCTATTTTATCCATCTCGACTCGCCAACTTTCTAAGCTCTTCTGTTGATAAGTCCACAAAAGGATTTGAAACTTTTATTCCTCCAGATAGTTCTGTTTGAGTTTTATCCCGCCATTCGTTAGGCTTTCGGTTCTTGAGCCAGAAAATTGCCGCAGTTGTATCTGGCGCTTGTTGTTTAGTGACTTCTTTTGTTACCAATAAACCAGCATCCGTCAACTCTTTTGTAATTTCGACAAATTCATAACCTAAAGCACGTTTTAACAAAGCATTTTCGACTTGAATGTCAACAACTTCTTTACCCTTTTTTAGGGCCTCCAAAATCTCCAGATGACTTTTTTTCCAATTACCCAGAGTTGAAACAGCAATCCCCATATTATGAGCGATTTGCTCCTCTGTTAAGCCGTCTCTTGCCCAACCTTGAATTTTGAGCAATCCTTCTTCTAAAATCCATTCTTCATATTTAGCTTTTGCCATTTCTCCTCCTTTCCAACAATAAAAGGCTGCCCATTGGACAACCTGTAATAAAATATAATAGCAAGATAGAGTCGCGAACTCTATAACTTCTATTAGCGAAGTCGTTTCTATTCCTTGCTGTCAGCTCCAACCGCACTGACTTATTAATATTATTTGGAAACTGTACTAGTATTATCAGCCCCAAATAATGTTGGACATAGCAAGTCAGGGAGTCGAACCCTGCGCACTCTCCAGTGGCGCTTTCCTTGCTACGCTGGTTTTATCGTCCAGCAACGTTAGAAGTATATCCAACCGAACGAATTACATTTTGTTTGCTTTCGCTGATAACTTCATGATACAAGTATATCAGTAAAAACAAGGGGCAACACTCCAATTTCGTGCCTTTTTCGTGTCGTTTTTATCCCAATTTGACCCATGCTTTCAAATGAAATAGCCAATATGAGGGTTTATATCTTTTCTAAAGCGATAATAAATAAACTTAGCTTTCTTTTCTGAAATCTCAATCCCTTCATTATCAAGTTCCATCATTACTCTGTACCATGTAAAACCACCGTAACCACAGTGTTTTAGCTTGATTATTTCTTTTTCCTCCTTAATTAAAGGTTCGTACCACAAGCTGAATTGGTACATCAGGTCTTTGAGCTTGATGTATTCCTCATCATTTTCAAGCGCTTCTTTATTTAAAACATGACTTTCAGGCTCCGAACCGCCAGAATAAGCTGTACGAATGCCTAAGTTATCTACTTTTTGTTTATAAAGATATCTGCTTTCAATTGATTTTATTCTGGCTTCAAGTCTGCCATTAACGTAATCTCCAATAATTCTATCTAACTTATCTGCCATTAATCAAATTCTACTTTTGTGGTATAATTAAGTTAGAAAACTTCTTGCCGAAGCCCATTGCCGTGGGCTTTTTTTGTTTACCATAAAATCTGAATGAATGATTTATAAGTCTTAATTCCTAAAAAATTCTCTCCGTGAATTTCTCTAAATGCTATGCTAAAACCATCACCGAGCTTTTCTTTTAAAAGGGAAGTTGTTTCTTTATTTCCTAGTCTCAACCTTAAATAACTATCATACTGATCGCTTACTTGAATTCTAAAACCTGTGTATCCTTTTTCAGCTGAAATTCTGATATTATTTTCTAAATTTGCTTTTTTATACCATCTCTCAACCCATTTTTCATGCGATTCTTTTTGAGATGATTTAATTTCATCAATTAATGTCATTTTCCCTCCAGTTGAGTTTAGCGAGTTCCTAGCTCAGTATGATATAATACGTATGACCAAAAATAAAATGAAAAAGTATTATTTTTTACATGCGAAGCTCGAACCTGGTCAATTCGGGCTTTTTTGTTTACTTAATATCAATTCCAAGTTCTTTAGCCAACTCATTGATAAGAACCGTATTATCTTCAATATTTTGCTCCAACAAAGGGATGAGCGTTCCAACATTAATCTTAACGGAACATTTTAAAACTCCTCCCAAGTTTAATTCAAATTTTGTATCCGTAGATATATGATTATTTTTAAAATCATCTAAAACAATCTTTTGATTTCTAACATGATGAATCAATTTTTGAAGCCTATCAATTTTAGTTTGTGTTTTAGCGATTTGTTCTGAAAAATCAACAGTAATTTCTTGTGGCATATTTCTCCTCCAGTTGAGTTTAGCGAGTTCCTAGCTCAGTATGATATAATATAACTGACCACAAAAAAATATAGAAAATATTTTTTATCACACCCGCTCGAATTTGGTCAATTCGGGCATTTTTATTTTGGAATAAATTATTGGTCTGTGTGCTATAATGTTGATGACCAAAAATAAAAATCGAAGTAATCTTCAGTATTTCGCTCAAGCTTGGTCAGCTTGGGCTTTTTTTGCGTTCAATCCCTCCCCACCAGTCATTGACCAGCGATATTAGTTTGTCGGTCATTCAAATCTCCTTAGTATTCATGAAATAATTCATTCAAATAAACTCATCTGTCCTTTCTTTTCTTCTATGAGTGGAATCCAGTCAGGAAATTTACTTTCAATATGTTCAATTGCCTGTTCCGTCCATTCATGAATCCCTAAAAATTCCATTGCATCTTTGCTGTGAGGGATAACATTTATCTCTGAGAAACCAATCGGATTATTAGCACTGTTTTGAATGAAATAAACTTGTTTCACGGCCATTTCCAATGCATCACCATGAATGATTACACCATTCATTCCTCGAATTGCAAAGGCATGAATCAAGAATGAAATAGCTTCATCTGATAATTCTAATGCCTGGTACCAATAGTTACTCGGCAAATAGTTAAAAAAGTCTGTATTCATTCGGTCATCTTGCCATTTTTGAATAATTAGAGTTCCTGTTCCTGATCCAGTTAAATCATCACCTCCAGAACCACCTACAAGCAACGCTGTGAGCTTACCAAGTGCATCTGGTGTATAATGCTGCCCTTTTGAGGAAACAGCCGAGTTAGTCATAAAATAATCCCTAAAGAAATCAACTCCCATGTCATGGTGGATATTTAAGATTTTAGAGTAAAATTCTTCACGCCCTTTTTTATCAAAAACAAGCTCTTGGATTCGATTTGTGAAATTCATATGTTCATCAACATTGAGCATGTCATAGAATTGTTGCTCAGTAATTGTCATTTATCCCCTCCCCCACCTTCACTAAATCAACTCCGAGGGATTTGCCTGCGAGGTAGGCGAGTACCACGTTTGTATTTTTAACATCGTCCTCTAACCAATGCAATATTTCTGGATAACTTTCTAAGACAAAGTAAGGCTGCATTGAGCTAAACATCTGTGCTACATTTTTTTGATATTCTTCCGTGTCTTCGTAAATTTGGTCAAACTCATCCGCAATGCTTTTCGGAATCGTGAGCTGGGGTTGATTTAATAATTTTTCTGCATTTAATGCTCTCAATCGCCACTTGTTCACTATATCTACTTCGCTAAGTGTATTAAGCGGTAGACCCAAACCCAATTCATTTTCTAGCTCATTCCAGCGTTCATTAACAACTCTCATCGTCGCTCCCTTCGAGTTCTTTCAAAAGCTTCATAGCTTCTTTATTTGAAATAGGTTTTTCAACTTCCTCATACTTAACATAAGAAACTTTCCCGCAGTCAGCACAAGTATATTTTTGTAAATGAATTTTACCACCCATATATTTATGATAATGACTACAAAATATTTTACTCATCATCCCCTCCAATCGCTGCGAGTGATTTTTCTAAATCAGGCAAAATCCAGTCTGTTTGAATAGTTCCTAAATGCCCATCATGTTTAATCGTTCCAATAACATGCTCGATATACTTTTTCGCAGTGTTAAGCTGTTCTTGGAGTTTTTCAACCGAAAGTTTGTCAGTGTGAGCTGAAAGTGCCAGCTTTTCAAGCTTATTAAATTCTTCCATAGGCATTGTGACAGTCAGAGCTTCTCTTTTATCACAGCCATAACATCTTGTTTGCTTCATCATTTTTTCACACCTCCCCAGTGCTACCAAAACTGCCTTTACGCTTTCCATTTGCGTTGTCATCGTCTGTTGTAAGGTATTTGACAAATACCCCTTGCATTATTCTTTGACCTTTAGAAATGATTACAGGCTCTTTTGAGATGTTCATAAATAAGCCTTTAAATTCTTGCGGATAGTAATCTGAATCGATAATTCCTACTGAATTAATCAATGCAATGCCACGCTTAACTGGATTACTTGAACGGTCGTATAATTTCAATACTTCATCATCTCCAAGTTGAACAGCTAGCCCAGTGCTTACCATTTTAATTTCATCAGGTTGAATCGTAACTGTTTCACTTGCTGAAATGTCATATCCTGCGCTATGTTCTGTCGCTCGTTCTGGAATAGTCGCATTTCCGTCTAGTTTTTTAAATCCTCTTGTCATTCTCCGTCCTCCACAGGCACAAGCTCAATCTCATATACTATAGCTTCATGTTCTGTTTGCTTGATTATATTTTTCTTAAATTCTTCAGCTTCAGTTCTTGTACCAAAAGTTTTAAAAAAGAATACTTTTCCCTTCTCAAATACTTTTACAGCGTATCTCATTTTTCCACCTCAATCTGTTCGTAGCTCTCTGCATGCATACTGTCGATGGAGCTATACTATAAAAGTGGACAGAAAATTGTGTATTATAATCTGTCTATTAAGACACAAAAATGAAAGGACTTTTATGTCAGGTTTTAAACGTTACGACGAGGATTTCAAACAATCGCTCGTTAATCTCTATCAAACTGGTAAAACACAAACTGAACTCTGTAAAGATTATGGGGGATCTTCTTCTGCACTTGCAAAGTGGATTAAGCAGTACTTTCAAGTGCGTCTTGAAGATAATACGGTGTTGACTGCTAAACAGATTCAAGAATTACAAAAAAGGAATGCCCAACTAGAGGAAGAAAATCTGATCTTAAAAAAAGCGAGTGCCATATTCATGCAAAACTCCAAGTAAGATTGATTTTAAAAGCTCTCGTTCCAATTCTTTTCTTGGCTTTCATATAAATCTCAAGGAGTAATTTTCTCAAGCGTTGATTTTCTACTTCACGCTTCGAAGGCCTCTTGCTTATGAAGTTATAGTAGGTGGAACGATTGACATGTAAAACACGACAGAGCATAACTGTCGTGTGTTCAAATCGGAGTCTATAGATGGCTTTCAATCTTACTTGGAGTTTTGCATGAATATGGCACTCGCTTTTTTTAAGATCAGATTTTCTTCCTCTAGTTGGGCATTCCTTTTTTGTAATTCTTGAATCTGTTTAGCAGTCAACACCGTATTATCTTCAAGACGCACTTGAGAGTACTGCTTAATCCATTTTGCAAGTGCAGAAGAAGATACTCCATAATCTTTACAGAGTTCAGTTTGTGTTTTACCAGTTTGATAGAGATTAACGAGCGATTGTTTGAAATCCTCGTCGTAACGTTTAAAACCTGACATAAAAGTCCTTTCATTTTTGTGTCTTAATAGACAGATTATAACACACAATTTTCTGTCCACTTTTATAGTATAGCTCCAAATATTTAGATGCTCATATTTTAAAACAGAATGAGCAATTAAAATACGAAAATCCAACTGAAGAGAATAAACTCAAAATTAAAGCTCTTCAACTTGAGAGAAAAGATTTACAAGCTCAATATCGAAAAGTCATCAAGAAAATGAAAACTTATGATGCAGGGCAGGAAATTGTTCAAGAAAAACTTAAAGAAAAAGAAATCAATAAAGAAAAGACTCAGGATATTCCATCATAGTCTTACGGAGAAAAAAACATGAAATTTATCGATGTCAATCAACAAACTTCGCAACAGAACCTTTAAATTTTTTATGGATAAAAAATTCAAAGAGTCACCCGAATTGCTAGTTAATTTCATTGGAAAATAAATAAGTCGTGCTATCCTAATCTTAAACCACTAAGCATTAGAAAGCGCACGACTTATATGACTTATAATAGCACACTTCCAAAAGTTTTTGTTTATTTACTGACAACCATTGAGACGCTTTATCAAACGAGTGTTTCCCTTGAGGTTCAAAACCGAAAGAACGTCCATCTCGCAACATCAGATTGCTTAGTTATCGCTTGTTACCTATGGGGCGTACTGCATTTTAGTGAAACGCTTAAAGCTAAGCACCAACTTGCTCAAAGTTTATTTCCTAATTTCCTAGAATATTCTCGCTTTGTCCGCCGTTGTAATGCCCTCTTACCGAGTATCCAAGTCATTCGCCAAGCACTCGTCTTTAAAGAGGTTGAAGGAATTAGTGTATCCATTATTGACAGCTTCCCCATTCCTTTGTGTCAGCCTATTCGTAATTTCAGAAGCAAAGGTCTTGGAGATTATGCAAATGTTGGCTACAATGCTACAAAGGGACAGTACTTCTATGGATGTAAATGTCATGCTTTAGTCAGTGAATCAGGCTATGTCATAGACTACACAATTACTCCTGCTTCAATGGCTGATAGTTCAATGACCGAGGA